ATAATAAATCATATGAATGGGCAGAAGATAAAAAAACATTTGGTCATCACTATGCAGTGGATCAAAAAAACATACATGCAAGAAGTAGTAATGGTCATAGTGGACAAGGAGCTCTTGAATATCAGTTAGGTGTAAAGTTTACAGAATGGATGATAGGAAATAAAAAGCTTTTTAATACTCCTGATCTTAGACCTATAGGATTAGAGATGGGAGTGAAAGCTTTTAAAGCTCCAAGTAATGCTCCTATTATTTTTAAATATAGTCATTACCCTGAAATCTTAATGTGCAGAGATCAATATGATACACATTTATATTATTGTTTGGGAGTGTTTGGTCCTTCAACATTAAACAATGATGAGTATACTTGTGATAGTTTAATAATTGATCCAGATCTTTTAGAAAGAGGAACAAAGACAGGATTTTATAGAGTGGATCTTGGAGTGCCTTTTACATCTTTAGAAGATCTTAAAAAATTAGCTGGTACAAAATGGATAACTAAAAAATAAAATAACATGCAAGAAGTTTATCAAGATGAAGAACCGTTTTATGTTCCCACTGATCTTTCTTATTTAGAAGATTGGGTATTTCATTTTAATTCATTCACTGAACAATGGGCTGCTATTCCACGTGGATTATATAATGAGTATTGGAATGATTATAAGAATCCAAATATATTAAGAAGTAAAAGTCTTGATACACTATTGGAACTTCTTCATAAGAGTAAAGGAGATACAAAACTCATAGAAAAAATAACAAGTGGTAAAACCAAGTAATATATACATAGAAGTACCAACATGCACTGATGGAGTGTGGGATGTGACTACATTCTATACACGTGAGGAGTTTCGTGATTTTATACGTTCTGTATTTAAAGATGCTGGTCCTGATGAAGGATATCAGTTCACTGTTTCTATATCTAAACAATTCAATCAAGAAGCAAGAAGATTTCAAACACAAGGGTATTATTGTCAAGCTCCCTTAAAGAGTAAAGACTTTATGGCATATTGGGATGATCAAAAAGCTAAATGTAGATGGGGTGTAATATATAAAGAAGGGGATCTTACTTGGTATCTTACAAGAGACTATTACATGTGGATTAACTTTTTACCTATTTATAATAAAGAAATAAAAAGATTTGGGTTTGCTGATGTACGAGATACTCAGTATCATATGGCTCTTTATGAATGTCTTGGGGAATTGTATTATAAACATCTTCCTATTCTAAAGAAACGTCAGATAGCATCTTCTTATTTTCATATGGCCAAACTAATCAATGCTTATTGGTTTGAAGAAGGTTCTGTAAATAAAATAGGAGCTAGTCTTAAAGATTACATCTCTGAGAAAGGATCTTGGAGAATGCTTAATGAATATAGAAACTTCCTTAACGAGCATACAGCCTGGTACAGACCATCTGAGCCCGATAAGATATTCTCATGGCAACAGAGAATTAAGGTCAGGATTGGAGGCAGAGACACGTACAGGGGCAATAAATCAATCATCACTGGAACATCTTTTGAAAAAGATCCAACTAATGGTGTGGGTGGACCTGTAACTTACTTCTTTCATGAGGAGGCTGGTATTGCTCCTAAGATGATGGATACATATGAGTTCATGAGACCAGCTATGCAATCTGGCATGGTGACTACAGGTACTTTTATAGCAGCTGGATCTGTGGGTGATCTTGAACAATGTCAACCATTAAAAGATTTAATACTATATCCACATAGGTATGGTATGTTTGCTGTAAAGACTAATCTAGTAGATAACAAAGGTACTATAGGTGAAACAGGATTATTTATTCCTGAGCAGTGGAGTATGCCTCCCCATATAGATGAAGCTGGTAATTCTTTAGTTAAAGAAGCTTTAGAAGCTATTGTAGAAGAACGTAAACAATGGTACAAAGATCTTCCTCCAGATCAATATCAGTTACGTATATCTCAGAAACCCACCACCATAGAAGAAGCATTTGCTACAAGAAAAGATTCTATATTTCCACCTCATCTAGTTTCTAAACAATTACAACGTATAGAAGATAAGGTATATCCTATTGAGTATCTGGAACTTACAAGAGATGCTGAAGGTAAAATTGTAGATAAGGTATCAAGGAAATCTCCAATAATGGAATTTCCAATAAGTAAAAAAGCTGAAGATAAGGAAGGAGTGATATGTGTATATGAAAGACCTTGTAAGGATCCTACATTCGGCATGTACTATGCAGGTATAGATCCAGTGGGTGAAGGTAAAACTACAACATCAGATTCACTTTGTAGTATATATATTCTTAAAAATGCAGTGCAAATTATTAAAGATGAAGGAAATGGAAAAATAGAAAACTCTATTGAACGTGATAAAATAGTAGCATCGTGGTGTGGTAGGTTTGATGATATTAATAAAACACATGAAAGACTTGAGATTCTTATAGAATGGTATAATGCTTGGGCACTGGTGGAAAATAACGTAGCTTTATTTATACAATACATGATATCTAAAAAGAAACAAAGGTATTTAGTTCCTAAAGATATGGTGTTATTCTTAAAAGATATAGGAGCAAACCGTAATGTGTTTCAGGAATATGGATGGAAGAACGTAGGTACACTCTTTAAAGGAAACTTATTATCATATGGTATTGAGTTTTTACAAGAAGAAATAGACCAGGAAACAGATGTAGATGGAACCATTACTAAAGTGATATATGGAGTGGAAAGAATTCCTGATCCTATGCTTTTAAAAGAAATGCAAATGTATCAAGAAGGATTAAACGTGGATAGACTAGTAGCATTTTGTTCTTTAGTAGCTTTTGCAAAGGTGCAACAATCTAACAGAGGAATGGCTAAACGTGTAGAAGTTACAAATAAAAACTTGGATAACTCACAAAAATTTAGTAAATTAAATTATAGTCCCTTTAGACATATTGGACAATCAAGAGGGGGTAGTCAAATGAGACCTTCACGAAGTGCTTTTAAAAATATAAGATGACAACAACAATTACTTTATCAGATTTAAATGCTGGAACTTATGTATTTACAAATACAACAGGTCCTTCAAATGTAACATATAGTGTAGCTGAAGATGTTACATTAACTATACACTAACTAATTAATAGCCATGCAAATATATAATGCCTTACAACTTAAGAAAGGAGCAAAGGTAGAGTACAACAAAATGGGTACTCTAATTCAGCCTTTTCAGTTTGTTTCTGAAAAAGAAAAGGATGATCAGTGGAGGGCATGGAACCTTGATTGGTTGGAGTTTCAAGGAATGAAACAACTTAGACGTAATGCTAGACGTTTAATGAAGAATTATAAACTTGCAAAAGGTATTATAGATAAGCAAGATTATATTGTAGAAGAAGATAATGAGATGGGAGATCTAATAGATACACTCACTAAAGAAGATGTATCTGCATTTGAACTTAAGTTCTATCCTATTATTCCTAATGTAATTAATGTTCTTACTAATGAATTCTCTAAGAGAAGTTCTAAAGTAATGTTTAGAGCTGTTGATGACATGTCATATAATGAGATGTTAGAAGAAAAAAGATCAATGATTGAAAAAACATTGATGCAACAAGCTGAACAAAAACAAATGGCTACTATGACTGAAATGGGACTTGATCCTAACAGTGAGGATGCCAAAAAACAAATGTCTCCTGAAGCACTTAAAACTCTTCCTGAAATAGAAGCTTTCTTTAAAAAAGATTATAGATCTATGGTGGAAGAATGGGCATCTCATCAGATGTCAGTGGATGAAGAAAGATTTAAAATGCAAGAACTAGAAGAAAGAGCTTTCCGTGATATGCTTATTACAGATAGAGAGTTTTGGCATTTTAGTATGATGGAAGATGACTATGAAGTTGAACTATGGAATCCTCTACTTACCTTCTACCATAAATCTCCAGATGTACGTTACATCTCTCAGGGTAACTGGGTGGGTAAACTAGATATGATGTCTATATCAGATGTTGTAGATAAGTTTGGATGGATGATGGATGAAAAACAATTATCAGCTTTAGAAGCAATCTATCCTGCACGTTCTGCTGGATATGCTATTCAAGGTATGCAAAATGATGGATCTTATTATGATCCCAAACGAACTCATGAATGGAATACTCAAATGCCTTCATTGGCTTACAGACAATTTACTAGTCTCTATGATGCAGGCTCCCAATTTGGAGATATTGTGCAATGGATCCTATCGGATTCTGAAGATCTCCAAGATTTTGGTAAATCATACATGTTACGTGTCTCTACAATCTATTGGAAGAGTCAAAGAAAAGTTGGGCATTTAACTAAGATAACTTTAGAAGGAGATTTAATTCAAGATATAAT